GGTAAGCGGTTCACGGCCAAGGAAATCAAAGGGATTGAGTTCCGACGGGTGGAAACGTTTCCACCTAATAGGGCTGAGAAGGGCTACCTGACACCGCGTTTCGCGCGTGTTGCGTGGAAGGTGTTTGCGTGGCTGTGGTCGATTGCTTGTGGGCTTTACGTGCTCGTGTGGGTGCTTGCTGGCTTTCGCGATGGATCGGCGGTAGCGGTCGCATCATCGGTTGGTATGGGCGTTGGGTTGGGTTTGTTTTTTCTGGCGGTGGGATTGGCCTCGGTTAGAATGGCGATGGAGGGGGCGTTGATCCTTTTCGACATTGCGGAAACCTTGAAGCGAATCGCAGACAAAGAGGCATAGCATGGACTCGGCAACGGTACGTGAGAAGATTGCAGACTTGGCACTGCTTGACGGGTGCGAACTGACGCGGGCACAGTTGGACAGATTGCAAGGCGTGTTCGACGATGGGTACAACATGCCGATGCCGGGCTGGGCCTTCGAGATGCTCCAGGCGAATACCCTGGATGAGCGGGTGTACAAGCTGGGGCAGATGACGCGACGGTACTTCCTCAGGGAGTTCCTCAAGGTCGGCAGAACCAAGATCGTCAGAAAAAAGTAAGCTTGCGTTTATTCACTGGTTTTCAGGCTGGAACTTGAAAGAGTCTGAAAACGTGAATTGCGATATTCGCAGTGGTTTTGGTGATTTCTGCGAAAGTAGCTGGAAACGGCTTCCACCCCTGCCCCTCTGTGTGGGGGTGTGTTAAATCAGTATGTATCTGGAAACGTTTCCAGTTTTGGAAAATAAAATGACTGAACGCGCCTAGTTCGTCGGAGTAATCTGCCTGGGTATATGGCAGGGGAATCGCCCCTGCAAAACACGATTCTATAGGGAACGATTCCTGATGATTACCAAAGATTTTGTTTTGGCTGGCCGAGCAGTTTTCACCGTCTCCAATGCTGTTGGTGATCGGTATACGTTCAAGGTGACTCAGAAAGATGGGAAGATGGGGCCGGTGTGGTTCGTGAGCCTGTTGACCGGACCGGATAACGAAGCTGACTATACGTACATGGGTATTCTTGATGCGTGGTCGGCTGAGGTGATCCTGACCAAGGCGAGCCGGTATACGATGCACAGCAAGCCGGTGAGGGTATTGCAGTGGGCTTGCAAAATGGTTTGGTCACAACGAGCGTTACCGGCTGGGTACGCGATCCATCACGAGGGGCAATGCGGTCGATGTGGCCGAACGCTGACGGTTCCTGAGTCGATCGAATCTGGATTTGGTCCAGAGTGTGTGAAAAAGGTTTTTGTTTCCAGTGAAAAAACCTTCGGTGAAGTTTCCTTTTCGTAGTCGGTGGCGTTGTTTTTGTGGAGGGCTATATCATGCCGACTTTTGAAATGTTCGACGGTGAAGGTTCGTGGATTGGTGTCGATGATTGTGGCCGTGAATGGATGGTTGGCGATCAGGGCCGTTATTGGCTCGTGGAAGGTCCAAGGTTGGACGTTGAGTACCGCAAAGAGCACGCGACTAAGGATGAGGCGTTTGCGGCGATTGAGGTCGCGCTGAAGGAGCAGGATCGACTCGACGACATGGCACGCGACAAAGAGTTCTACGAAGTTTGTGCGTACGAGGCACGCTTCGGAAAATAGTAACGTTACGTTTTTTGATTGTTTCCCTTGGAGGTTGAAGTGAGTACAGAAGTGAAGGTAGGCGGTATCAGTGCGTTGTCGGCGGTGGCATCGGAAGAGGCATTGCAACAGATGCGGGATGAGTTCGCCGGGTTGACGGCTGATACCAAGGAAGGGTACGAAGAAGTGCGGAAGGCCATCAGGGTTTGCGTCAAGACCCGCACAGGGATCGACGCGGCGAGGAAGGCACTGAACGAGGAGGCGCTGAAGTGGCAACGTACGGTGAACGCGGAAGCCAAGCGGCTGACTGGTGAGGTCGAGAAGATCGAAGCACCACTGGTTGTGATGAAGTCGGCGGTTGATGCGGAGGCAGAACGCCAACGGAAAGAACTGGAAGAAAAACAGCGTGCGTTCGTCAATGGCAGATTGGCCGAGTACCTTGCAATCTGTGGTGAGTCATGCCCGGTGGAAGTGGCTGAGAATGCGTCGTTGCTTGAGTGGGCTGAGGTGCTGCGCGTCGGCGGTGAGAAGCACGAGGCACGCAAGGCGGAAGCTGCGGCGAAAGCTGCGGCGAAAGCAGAGCAAGAACGGGCTGAGCGTGAACGCATCGAGGCGGAACTGAAAGCGGCACGAGAAGAGGCGAGGATTGCCCAAGAGCAAGCCGCGAAGGAACGGGCAGAACTAGAAGCCCTGCGAGCCGAGAAGCTGGCCGCAGAACGTAAAGCGGCTGAGGAAGCGACAAGGGCAGAAGCCGAGCGTGTACGGTTGGCAAAGCTGGAAGAAGAACGCAAGCAGGAAGCTGATTTGCAGGAGGTCTTGAAGCGAGTCGCAGGCCGCAAGCCGAAGTACATTAGCGACCTGGATAACGCGTTGCACTCGCTTGGCAACTTCCAAGACACAGATACAGCCTACCTGTACGGCGATTCGATCAACGAAGCGAAACGAGCATTGTTGCAGTTGGTCAGTGAGTTCGAAGCCTCGATTGCAGTGGCGCAATAAAAGTAACATTCCGTTTTTTGGTGAGTCATGGAAATACGAAAGATGACCGCAAGGGATTTGCCGAGTTGTATTCGAATCTCTTGCGATATTGGGTTCCCTGAATCTCAGGCGAACTTGATCCGGCAATGGGCAGGGGATCAGGCTACGTCCTCGGTGGTGGCTGTGGTTGATCGTAAGGTGGTGGCGTACTTGATCTATCAGCGATGCGTAGACGGGTACGCTATTTGGCAACTGAGGGTCGATCCAGTGTACCAGTGGCGCGGCATTGGCCGGGATTTGGTGGACTACCTAAAGGGCCGAATGACCTTGAGGCGGTGGATGATTTGCGCGGTGGTGAATGCTGAGGATGCTTCCGCGTGTGAGTTCCTTCGAGCTTGCAAGTTCAAGGCTGTTGACTTTAAGCGTCAGTTCTATGAGGACAAGCAGGACGCGATTGAATTCAGATTTGTGGTAGACAAAGAGCTGCTTGAGGCGTTGTCTTAGTGGTGAGTAGGTGGAAACGTTTCCAGTTCGAATTCCGTTTTTCAAGAGGTTTTACCAGTGAAATTAAGTGTTGACCGTGTGAAGTTTCTAAAGGCGATCGATATCGTCAGCCCCCTGTGCGGGAAGCATGCGAAGAGTGAGTTGCACTACGTTTGCGTTGATGTGATCGATGACAAGGTGAGGATGCAATCGACGGACGGTGAGCAGTCTGTGGTGGTGGACTCGAAAGATCACGAGATTCTGCGCGGCGGCTCGGTGATGATAAATCCGCAGAAGGTCATTGCGATGCTCAGGGAGTCGAAAGACGAATACGCGTTGATCTACGATGACGATAACGCGGTGAAGGTGGAGACTCGATTCAGCAAGTTCTCGATTCCGTCGGCGAACCCCGACACGTTCCCAAGGTGCAAGGCTAAAGTAGAATCCCCGATTGCGTTCGATGCGAAGCAGTTTTGCGATGCCTTGCGGCGTTGCGGCCATGCCTGTGACACAGATTCAACGCGGTACCAACTTGGAGGGGTATTGATGCACTTCGCAGGGGATCATGCGAACTTCGTTGCTACGGATGGGCGGCGGCTTGCTACGGTGGCTATCAAGCTGGATCAAGAGGTTTCTGAGAACAGGTGTATTGTCCCTGCCAAGTCCGTTGGGTCGATTGTACGGGCCTTTGGTGAGTCCCAACGGTGTAATGTGCAGGTGGTGGGTAATGACTTGGTGGTGCAGAATGATCAGATGACTTTTCAGACTCGTTTGATCGAGGGCAAGTACCCGAAGTGGGAGTTGGTGGTACCGGCTCGGATTCATAATTCCGTTTTGCTGAATGCTGGTCACGTGTACTCGGCAGTGCGGCAAGCTGCGATCACGGCCACGGCGGATAGTGCGGGTATCGAGTTGGTTTTCACCGACGGGAACCTGTCGATCACTTCCAGGACGGCTGAGGTGGGCGCGGCGAAGGTAGATTTGCCGGTGGCGTTCGATGGTCAACTCAATCTGGTGATGGACTACCGATTTTTACAAGATTTCCTCAAGGGGTGTGATCCGGAAGCGATGTTTGAGCTACATGCCAAGAGTGCGACCGAACCGGCGTTGTTCGTCGATGGATTATGCCGCTACGTGATCATGCCGATGAGCCGTCAGTAGGTTTTTTGGTCAATTTGTTTCCGGGCTGGTGTACGTCGCTGGCCAGGTGGCGTTGATATGGTGGCGGTAAATTTGCAACGTTACTTTTTTTGAGGTTCTGACATGAGTTCGAACTGGTCATTAATTGAGTTGATCGAGTTGCTTCGGAAGTCGGCTGACGAACTGGACACTCTCCAGAGTCAAGCCGCGAAGGACGCGGAAGAGATTCGCAAGCGTGACGATATCATCGACGAGTTGCGAGACGAAATCGAGCAGCTCAAGAAAGGCGGTGACGCGTGAGCGAAGCAACTTGCCCGTACTGCAAAGAAGAATTCGAGCCTGACGATCACTACAAATCCGGGCCGTATGAGTGCCCGGAGTGTTTGGAGGTTATTTGGATAGATGTTGATTTTGAGCCGCTGTACGAAGCAAGCTGCCTCAAATCGAATTGCTCTTTTGTCAGAAATGAGAAACTGAGCGTGAAACACAATCAAACGGTGATGATTTGCGAACGATGCGGAGCTGTTGATTTACCGGATATTGCGAAAGGCGGTGACGCGTGAGCCGCAAGCTATTCGCCTTCGTTGGGTGCTCAAAGAAAAAGAACACGACGAACCAATTCGAGCCGATGATTGCGGCCCGTGAGTTGTACTGTTCTGACCTGTTCCACAAGCGGGTTCAGCACGTTGAGTCGAGGAACCTTCCTTGGTTCATCATCTCGGCGAAAAGCGGGTGCATCAATCCACGGACTCCGCTGCGGGTCTATGATCATACGATGCTGGACAAAGAGCAGATCGACGTTGCCGCATGGCACGTTGGCGCTGCGAACCAGTTTATCAACGAACTGTACTATGACTGGGATATTCGAGACCTGCGAACGGTTGCGGTCGAGATCCATGCAGGCAAGGGCTACTGCGAACCATTGGCTGAGATTCTCAAGCTGGTAGGCGTCGAGGTAATTCTACCGGTCAAGGGGTTGGGTATCGGTGAACAGTTGGCGTACTACTCGAAGGAGGTGGTAGCATGAGTAATCCTTCGAACCAGTGGCAGGTAATCGCCTACGCAGGCAAAAACCGTGACGTGATGCTTGGTAGGAGCTACGTACGAGCCGCGACTGAATCGCAGGCGATGGAGTTGGGCAAGAGTGCGTTGAGGTTGATCGGTGTTCGTGGTCGATTTCGCGTTCAGGCTGTGCCGTATGCACCCTGGAATGATTGGGCGTTTGCTGGTTTTATTGCGAGGGTGGACTGATGGACCGCGTAACGATTTGGCTAGAACGTCTAGGGTTTCTGCTTCGAGTGCTCGGCATCGCTGGTTGCATGGCTGGAATCCTGTTGCTGACCTTTGAGCGACAGAAGCCGATACCGAACGAACCAGATCACCAGTGGATCGAATCCGTCGATGCTGATGTGTACGAGGGTGAACGTTCCTCGGAGTGGCAAGCGGTGCGGAATGACTTCGTGAAGCGGCATCCGTTCTGCGCGGCCTGTGGTTCGATTAAAGCGTTGAACGTGCATCACGTCGAACCGTTCCATCTGCGGCCTGAATTGGAGTTGGACGAGTGGAATCTGATAACGCTATGCCGAAGGCATCACTTCGAGATCGGGCATGATCCAGATGGACCGTGGAAGCCTGGGAAGCCGAATTGGTCAAAGTCAAACCCGTTGGTGAGAAGTCACTGCGAACAATACCGCGAAGGACGGCGGTACTAACTGGAAACGTTTCCACCTTGTAGGGAGTATGAACCAATGAAATCCAAGGGAAAGTCACCGACGCGGGATCAAATACGAGCGATCCTAGACACGAAGGAACCGGCCAAGACGCTATCGGCTAAGGTCGGCGTTTCGCAGAAGGTAATCAACGAGGTGAGGCATCGCGGGGAAGCCGCAGTGCATTACCGGAACATGGCTGGAAGGTGCCCGGATTGTGGCTGTGGGATCACGACGAAGGTTTGCTTGGCTTGCGACACGCGGCGAGCGATGCGGGATTCCGGGGTGAAGTGGACAGAGGAAGGTTGCGTAAAAAAGTAACGTTGCGTTTTTTTGAAAGGTTCTACGATGTTCGCTTTTTTGTCGGTTGGTTGGTATGTTGGAATCTGTGGACTCGTGGCAGTGGTCGCGATCTTTGGTTACGTGTTTGTGGAGTTAATCAGGGCGATACCGGATGAAGCCGATCAAGAAGAAATGCAGCGCGTCGAAGAGGACTGCGAAAAGCTCAGGAAAGCATGTTGCAAAGCCCAGCAAGCCCAAGAGCCGAGAACCCCGTCCCCGGAGTACCTGCAAGCGATCCGAAGGCCAAGCACGAACTAGCTATTTGGTCACGCTAAATGATTACCTGGGAATGGTCCCGGTAAGGATGTTTGAGCGTGAGGCTGACGCGTTAAAGCTGGCCGACGGTTTGTTGATTGGTTCGGTGGAGAAGCTAAGCGAGGAGCTATCGAAGCGGCTACAATTGGCACAGCCTTGCAGAGTCGCGGAAGTTTCAATCGTCGAGTTCGTAGACGGTGTACCGATGGCTCGAAGGCAGATAGGGAGACAGCGATGCCACTGAAAAAGGGATCGAGCCAAAAGACGATATCCGCGAACATCCGAGCCGAGCGTAAGGCAGGAGTACCGCAGAAACAAGCGGTTGCAATTGCGTTGAGCAAGGCAGGGAAAAGCAAGCCGCAGGGCAAGTCGAAGTAGGGTTAGGTGAACTGGATCACGTCTTGCATATCGAGAGTGACGAAGGGCATCCCGGTCCAGTCCATGATGCCTAACGCGAAGTGAATTAAGCTTGCTGGCTCATCGGAGGAGTCGAAGTCAGCAAGCCGCACGAAGCGCCCACGAGCCTTGACCCCGTAGAGGTACTTCGCGGCCTGGGAAGTCATGAGGATTCCCTCGATATTGGGATCGTTTTTTTGGGCTACGAACTCACGCACCCATTCTTTGCGGGTGTAGTTCACCCGGTCCACAAGCTGCATCGGTAGCGGGTACATTTGCAGGATCGTCTTGACGGTCGGTCTAATCTGGAAGAAGTACGACGCCTCGGCAATGGTGATGAAGCCTTCGGGAATCTTGCGTTGCCTGATGGGTGGCTTGCTAAGCGTGCTTATCCGCCGCCTAAGCGATGCTGGGTACCGATGGGATAATCTACCGCTTAAGTGCGAGAACACCGTATCACGCGTTAATCCGAGCCTCAGGGCGATTTCGGTTTTCGGCATTCCGTTGTGGGATAGCCAAAAAATCTGGTAGATTGTTGCGGGTTCAATGCGTGTCACGTGTGCAAGTCCTCAATACGATTGGGGGAAAGGGAGAACGTCATGAGTATTGTAGAGACTTTGCGGACGATTGCAGAAGAAGATCAACTCCAAGAATCCTGGGGTGAGACGGTCGATATCACAGAGTTTATGACGGATTCTTCCGGGTTCTTCAATACGAACGGCCTGGGTGCATTCACGCAGATTTATGACCGGGCCGATGGTCGATTCCGTCCGGTGTACCAGAACGAATCTGACTTGAAGCTGATTCGTGCGATGAGTTGGTTACTGGTCGAGAAGGTGCCGATGGCTCAGGCATGGGTGAACCGTTTGCTTGATTACACGATTGGGACAGGGTTCGATTGGACGATCAAGCTCGAGAACGTGCGACTGCAAAAGGCTGTCCAGAACTACGTCAGGGAAACGCTGGACCTGTCGAAGTGGTCCTCGGAACTGGAGCGAGAGACGTACGTTCGGGAAATCGCTGACGGTGAGTTCCTCGGTGAGTTGGTCTACGATGAAGGTCAGTGCTTGATGGTGTCGCGTGAGGCTGACGAACTGACCGAACCATCGGACAAGCGACAATTGGAAGATTGGCTAGGGATTGAATCGTACGTTCCCTCATGGACTTTTGGCGTTTTGACCAAGAAGAACATGCCGGAAAAGCATATCGGCTACCACTTCGTGCGATCATCGGACGGGATGGACTGGGATTACGTGCCGGAACGCAACGTGATATTCTGGAAGCGAAACGTACGGGCACGAGCGAAGCGCGGGTTCAGTGATTTCTACAAGCCGCACTTGTATTTGCTGAGGGCTGATAGGGTGCTTACCAATACGGCTGAGGGTGCAGCTACGCAGGCCGCAATTGCGTATATCGTGGAGCACAAGGAAGGGACGCAACGTCAGGCGAACAACATCGTCAACCGATTTGCTCCACTGACGGGCAAGGTCGATCCGTTGACTGGACTTGCACAGCGTCGTCGGCGAATGCTTCCAGGCACTCGGTTAGACGTACCGGAGGGGCAACAGTACAAGGCAGGTCTACTTGGCTCGAACAACTCGGACATTTACGTTCAGGTGATGGAAGCAGCTTTGCGGCTTGCTGGAACGGTACACGGATTCCCAGAAGGGATGCTGACTGGGAGCTACGAGAACGCGAACCTTGCATCGGCTTTGGTGGCTGAAGGTCCATTCATGCAGGGCCGACAAGCCGAGCAAGTTCAACGGGCCGAACGTATGCGGGAAATGTTGCTCAAGATTATTCGCGTAGGGGCTGAGAAGGGGAGATTCCGGCATCACGGAATCGACAGTTTCGACTTGCTCAAGGATCAGATGACCGTTGAGGTAATCCCGGCACGAATCCTACCGCGTAACGTCTTGGAAATGACCCAAGCATTGCAGCTACAGAAGGCGAACGGCTGGGTGTCGGATAAGACTGCAATCAATGAACTAGGCCGGGATATCGACGTTGAGACTGCGAACGGGTTAGTGGTGAAAGCGGCTGAACAGCGACCAGGAACGAATACGGAAGGTGGAAACGTTTCCAGCGCCGACGATGCTCAAAGTGGAAACGTTTCCAGGCAGATTGAGGAAGAATCCTCAAAATGGCAGGGGATTTCGCGTTTGCAGTGGCAGAGGAATCGCAAGGCAGTGACCGATGTTCTGACCGATTACCTGGGCGGGAAAGTGACTCGGCAAGTAGCGTCGGTGCTCCTCAAGTCGATTGGGTTGGCATCGCAGGATATTGACGGACTGCTCGATGAGGAAGATCCGATTCAGGCTGAACCAAGCCCATTGACTGAGGCAGAACGTAAGACCCTTGGAAGGCCATTCCGCACGCCTGGGGGACCGAAGAAGTTCGCGGTGTACGTGAAGAATGACAAGGGCAACACGGTGAAGGTAAACTTCGGGGATCCGAACATGCGGATTCAGCGTGACAAGCCGGGCCGAAGGAAAGGATTCAGGGCACGCCACAACTGCGACGATCCGGGACCAAGATGGAAGGCGCGGTACTGGTCATGCCGTTTCTGGTCGCGTCCTAGCGTCTCGAAGTTACTGAAAGAATCGGTAGGCGACTTGATGCCGTGGGATGGTAAGACATTTGTTCGTGAGGCTTGGTTGCTCAAGGTGAACCCTGACCTTGCGAACGTGACCCGCATCAAGGAGTCTGAATCACTCACAGGCCGTCAACGTGCGATGCTCGAACGATGGAAGGATTACCCGTAATGCCAGAACTCAAAGAGCGTACGACGTACGAACAACGAATCAATGAGGCCATGAAAGAGGTATTCCGTGAGGCGATCAAGGTTGCTTCTGAGGGCATCGATTCGATCAACCGAGCAATAAAAGTAGCATTGCGAAAATACGTCGGCCCGATCATGGAAGATATTCACCGCAGGGTAATCATCCTGATGCTGATTCTGTTCGGCGAGGATGACCGAGCGTCACAAGTGCTAGGTGATGCACCAAAGCAGGAAGGGCCGATTTGGGATACTCTCAGGCGTCAAGCTCGGAGGCGATCACGCAGGCAGGTTGACCGTCTAGGCGATCAGATGACGGACACGAATTCGGCATGGTGGGAGGAACGCGAAGATGACCAAGACCCGGAAACGTTTGCGGTTGATCGACTGTTCACTGACGACCGGGCTGAGAATGTTGCGATCACGGAAACCACTCATGCGGTTACGATTGCCGAGCGTACGGTGATCGATGAGTTGAAGGAACTGGGCGTCGGCGTCAAAGTAAAGTGGTATACGAAGCTCGATGAGCGAGTGTGTCCAGTTTGCGGCCCGTTGCATGGTACCGGCCCTTCGAAGTGGTTCGAGGACTTCAAGCAGGGACCACCGGCGCACCCTCGGTGTAGGTGCTTTTTGCTGTATTCGTTATAGTGTGCAAGGCAGGAGTAAGATTTCGGCATGAAATATCTTCGAGAGTCCCAAAAAGGTTTTGAGCGAGTTGACCGCGACGCGGGAGTGATCCACGGCGTAAAGGTGCTCGGTCCCAAGTCTCGCAATGGTCGCATCTATGATGATGAGGCCATTCGTAAGGCTGTACCGATGTACGAAAACGCGGTAGTCAATCTCAACCACCAACGATTCAAGCCGGGTGAACCGATGCAGGATCGACCGATTCAGGATCGGTGGGGAGTCTTGAAGAACGTTCGATACTTCGAGGGATCAGTCTACGCAGACCTTCACTACATTAAGTCGCACCCGATGACTGAACAACTCATCGAGGCGGCTGAAAGGTTTCCGGATACATTCGGTTTGTCGCACGATGCAGCGGGTGATGAGCGATTGGTGAACGGTGAGCGTAGAGTGGTCGAAGTGTACGACGTGCGGTCGGTCGATGTTGTTGCTGACCCGGCCACAAATGACGGTTTATTTGAGAGTCACCAAAGGGGCAAAGCAATGAAAAAGAAGTTCCGATCCATCGTCGAATCCATCAAGGCTACCGAGCTTAAAGAGTGCATGACTGAGGCCATGGGCGAGTACCCTGAAATGGGTGACTCGGAAATCGAACTCGGTGATGACGCATCCGAAGAGGATGGTATTGGCTCGGCGTTCAAGGTCGCAATGATGAAGGTTCTCGATGACGAATCGATGGACACCGCCGGGAAGCTCGCGAAGCTAAAGGCGATCATGCAAGCCAAGGACAAAGCGATGGAGGCCATGAAGTCGGCTACCGAGTCGATGAAGGCTGAGAAGGATGCAATGGCGGCTGAGAAGTCGAAGATGGAAGAATCGTACAAGCGAGTCAGTGACGAACTCACCAAGGTTAAGAGCGACCTTGATCGTGAACGTTGCCGCGCGTTGTTGGTTGAGTCCAACTCGGAGGTGACCGAAGTTCGACTCAAGGCACTGTTGGCACTGACCGAATCGGAACGGCCTGAGTTGGCTAAGACCTTCGCAGGCAAGGTTGGCAAGCGTCCAGAGCGTAGCGGATCGGTGCTCAAAGAATCTGAGCAACTGACCGAATACCCGAAGGACCACAAAGAGTTCAAGAGGCTGTTGGGCTAGTCGCTCGGCGGTAGGTTTGTTTTACGGTTACTCAACCTAAGAAGAGGATACGATGAAGGGATTACTACTACCAGAGGCGGCAACACTTTATTCTCGAACCTTCGGATTTGTCGAGCACTTCGACGGTCTGAATTCGGCTCGATGGACCTCGACCCTTACTGACAGCGGAACTGCGGCTGTCGGTGATGAAGTCGGTGGTGTGGTCACATTATCACCATCGGACGGCACTGTTGCTGACAATGACGAAGCGTACATTTCCACCAAGGAAATCTTCAAGATTGCGGCTGGTAAGGCGTTGAATGTTGGCGGCTTGGTTCAGTTCACGCAAGCAGCTACCAATGCTGCTAACGTGTACTTCGGCCTGATGGATGCAGTTGGTGCGAACGCGTTGCAGGACAACGGCGCAGGACCGAAGGCAAGTTTCAGCGGTGCAGGGTTCTTCGCGAAGGATGGGAGCCTGAACTGGCACGTGATCTATTCCGACGGAGCGACGCAGACTATTGCTGAACTGAGCGCTACGAACAGCCTCAACAAGCAAGCGAACGTTGCCGCAAGTGCTGCGTTTCAGTTGCTTGAAATCGATATCGTTCCAAAGACCTCGGCACTATGTGACGTAGTGTTCAAGATCAACGGTTCGACCGTGTACAAGATGCTTGACCGTACCTACGCCAACGCAACGGAAACGTCCGCGATGGTTGGGGTGAAGAACGGTACCGCAGCACAGCAAGCGCTCAAGTGTGATGCTGTTGCGGCTCATCAGTCCGAGTAGTTTTCACGTGTGATCATCGCTTGGTGCGGTGATGACGGTTTGTTGTTTGTCACGTTAAGGAAATAGGTTTTACGATGCGAGTAGACGCAAAAACCCGTCGTCACCAAGAACTGCGGCGGTTGTACGAGGCGGCGGTCCGAGCGAATGCTTACGCACAGTTTTGTGCGGACTTCCAGACCCAGCTTCAAGAGGACGCGGCACAGCTTGGGGACCGTTATTCGGTCCGCCAGTTGTTCGAGCAATTCGTACCGGATGGACGCGAAGCGGTGAACATGCTTCGACCCTCTTCGGGTGGTGGCTACCAGATTCAGGAATCGGCTGAGTTGGTCGATACGTCGCAGTTCGCCAACATCATCGGACAGGTGGTCTACACGGCTACCCTGAACGGCTTCAACATGCCGGGCCTTGTCGGTGATCAGTTGGTGGAAACGATTCAGACTCAGTTCAGCGGTGAGCGAATCCCTGGGGTTGGTCGCGTCGGCGATGACCTCGACGTTGTGAACGAAGGTCAACCATATCCGAATGCGGTGATGGGTGAAGAGTACGTTGATACGCCGGAAACGATCAAGCGCGGGTTGATCCTCAACATCACTCGGGAAGCGATCTACTTCGACCGCACCGGGGTTCTGTTGAGTGAAGCGAACAAGGTTGGGGAACGCGTCGCGGTGAACCGTGAGAAGCGAATCCTCGACGTTGTTACTGGTATCTCCACTGTGTTCCGCCGAAACGGTGCGGCGGCTGTTGCTACCTACGATTCGGTCAACCAGTTGAGCAATACCCTTGCTGACTGGAC